CTACTAAAATTAAAATATGCAGAGCCTTGATTTGTGCCGTTTTTTGCAAATCTTATTCCTAAACCACCTGTGTAGAAATCTGTGCCACCTGTTGCAAAAAATAAATAAGTTCCGTCTTTACCTGATGGAATCGTAAAGCGTGAAGGATTGACTGTCGTAGAGTGAAAACTGTTTGTATCATAAGTCTCTGTGGCTAAATTAATTGCCGTTTGCACATTGTTGCTTAAAGTTTGTGTTGCTCTAGTCGAAGCCAAAGCGCCAACAAAGGTTGAACTTGTTGTAGGTGTAGCCCATTTCAAGCCTGTTGCGGTGGTACTATCCGCCACAAGTATTTGTGCATCGGTTCCGACACCCAGCCTTGCAGGTGTATTAGCCGCTGTTGCGGTAATAATATCACCCTTGGTTGTGGTCAGAGTCTTAGGCACATAGGCTGCATTAGCAGCAGTAGTTGTAATGGCATCTGTGTAAGCCACCTGCAGTGGGCAGATGATTTCTACAATGTCACCAGTAACTGTTGCTGCACTTAGGACAACGCTTGTTCCAGTACTAGCAGTGTAGTCATTGGTTCTAGATAGCAGTACACCATTAAGGAATACTTCTTCATATCCTGGTGTGTATGCAAGAACTGTTGAGCCATCATCTGTGCCAGTCAGTGTTGTAGTACCAGCAGTAGGTGCTTTAGACCAACGAGTAACTACTGTAGTTGGTGCAGTACCGTCTGTGTCTATCCAAATCTGTCCATCTGTAGGAGATGTTGGTTCAGTAGGTTGTGCAAGAGAACCTGCAACTGGAGCCCAACTTGCGTCGGTTCCATCTGTTGTGAGGAACTCACCAGCGTTACCTGTCTGTGAAGGAAGGCTTACTGGGGCTGCTGCCCACTTGATACCTGTTACTTCTGCTGAATCTGCAGTAAGCAAATATCCATTTGCACCAATAGGTAGTTGGTCAAATGCTCCAACACCTGTGCCTGCTAGCAAATCTCCTTTAGCATCAAATGCTCCAGTAAGAACTGCTGCTGCACTCGCAGCACTTGCTGCTGCTGAGGTAGCACTTGTAGCAGCCGCTGTTGCTGATGTAGAGGCACTTGCAGCGCTTGTTGCTGCAGCAGTTGCACTTGTACTTGCAGAAGATGCTGAGGTGGCTGCAGCCGTTGCTGAGGCACTAGCAGATGTTGCACTAGTAGCAGCAGCGCTTGCACTTGCTGCAGCATTAGCCTCTGATGTAGCAGCAGAACTTGCATAACCTGCAATCGCTGCTACTGAGTTAGCAGCAGTTGTTGCACTCGCTGCAGCAGATGTGGCTGATGTAGCCGCTGCTGTAGCAGATGCCGCTGCACTTGTTGCAGAGGTAGATGCTGATGTAGCACTAGTCGCTGCTGAGGTTGCACTGGCTGCTGCGCTTGTTGCGCTAGTTGCCGCTGCTGTTGCAGAGGCTGCTGCTGCTGCGACGCTTGCTGCCATAGTAGAAGCAGAAGTTGCTGCGCTAGCAGCAGATGTTGCTGCTGCAGTCTGAGAAGCACTTGCTGAGTTAGCAGAGGTTAGAGCACTTGCTGCTGATGTCGCAGCAGATGCTGCACTTGTAGAAGCAGAGGCAGCACTTGTGGCTGCTGCTGCTACTTGAGCATCTGCAAAGTCTTTACGTACTGCATCGCTAGCATTTACTGGTGTTGCAAGATTAGTTACTGTGAACCCACCAGCATTAAGGTTAGTTCCAAGAGTCTTGTTACTTAGTGTCTGTGCTACGTCTGCAAGTACTACTGTACCTGTTGCATTAGGTAGAGTAATTGTGCGGTCAGCAGTTGGTTCTTCAACGGTCAATGTTGTTTCGTGAGCGTCAGCAACAGCACCTTCAAAGACAATGCTCGCATCTACTCCAGCACCTGAAATGGTAGGGTTAGTAATAACTGGTGATGTAAGGGTCTTAGCAGTAAGTGTCTGAGTTTTATCAGTACCTACTACGACACCTTCACCTGCTGCAATACCGTGCATTGTGTGAGCACCAGTACCATCGTTGTATCCACCAGTTGCTTCAATGTGAAGGTTGGCTTCGCGGAAATCACGACCAATTGCCATATGGCGAACAGCAGCACCAGCGGAGTGAGCCTGACCAGTACCAGAATTTTCAACACCACGGGTAATTGTTAATACGTTAGTACTAACAACCGTGACATCTACAATTTCTTCAAGTGCTGTATCTGGGTCAATGACAACAGTAAATGTTGTACCAGCGGGAACGCTTGCACCGCCGAGTAACGCTGTGCCAGAAACTACAGTACAGGTTGTGGCTGCGTCTGTAAGGTTGGCTGCTAGCGTTGTCTGCTGAGAGCGTGAGGAATATTTTCTTGTTGTCATTTATCTACCTATCGGCTGTAGTGAACGCGGATTGGATACTGGGATTGTTGTCTTGCTGTTTCTTCATTAAGGCGTTGTGTATAGAGTGCATAGAGTTGCTTAGTAGCAGTCTGTGATGCACCGAATGGACGCTTGCTATCTGTCTCATCTGCCTGAGGACTTACCTGAGACGCACGCGCTGGGTCTAAGTAAGTCAGTAGACGATAAGAAGCACCTAAGATTGCAACATCACGTGTTGAGTTAGGTAATCCTGTTTGTGTTGCATAGTCTTCTGAGTTAGATGTGAAGGCTACTGGGTCAGTTGCATAGATGACCTTGACAGTGCGACCTGGTTGAACAAAGTCACCGATAGTTACTGTCTGTGCTCCAGAGCCGAAGGCAGCACTTGAAGCAATTGAATCCCAAGACCAACGACGGATTGGGAACCACTCTTGTGATGGTCCAATGTCCTGCCACATAATTGTCATAATGTTGTTGATGTTGAGATTGTTAAATGCGTAGGTAGTCTGTGCTGCATTAAAGGTAAATGATGTTGTCTTGACTGCAAAGATATTAGAGCCAAAGGCTGCGATAGTATCGTTGAGTGCTTTCTTGATAACATAGCGTGGGAAGGTAGGAGTGATAGTAACCTTGGTTCCAGCAGTGTGTGCAGCAATATCTGTACCTAAGTAGCCACGACCATAAGGAGGGATAGTGGCTGTATTAGATACGCGGTCAAATGAATCTAACCAAAACAGTTCTTCGTTAATCTCAATAGCACCCTTACCAATATTATCGGTAGATGCTAATTGTAAGATGATTGGGCTAGCAATAGTAGATGCAGTAGCAGGAACATCCTGAGTAATGTAAGTTGCTCTATCCTGTTGATACGTATAGCCTGCAAGGTTGATGAGTACTTCATCAATCATATTTGATAGTGTTGGCATTAGATAGTCCTCAATGCTGCAAGAGCAGATAGTCCAGTAGTAGATGCCAACTCGTTACAGATAGCATTAAGGTTTTTAAAGTTATTAGGTTGACGAGCAGCATCAGCCTTGTAGTTAAGAGCAGCAATTAAGCCTTTACCTGTTGTCCCAGCCCAAGCATTGGCTGCGCCTTGTGACTCTTTAAACGCAGTCATTAGTGGATAATCTCCACCATTTGCTAAACGATTAAGTTCAGCACAAAATGATAAACCTGGTATGCTAGCCATTACTTAGCCTTTCTTTTAACTGCTGCGTTGTCTACTAAGTTTGGGTAAGGTCGACCTGCTGCCTTAGCCCTAGCCTTTGCTTTAGCCTTTTGTGCTGGAGTTAAAGGAGTTGATTTCTTTTTAGGGTTCTTTGTATCCCAAAATGCTTTCTTCTTCATTATTTTGTTTTCTTTGCTTTAGGTTTTGTATGAGTAAGGACTTTACTAGATGCTGTATGTGTTGCTCCAGTATGTACCTGTCCGTTCATTTTGTGAACAGGACCTGTATAAAGTTTTCCGCTTTTTAAATAGTGTTTAGAAGTTTTGCTCATTACCACTTCACCTTATCTGCCCAGTATGCGGCACTCATCTTACCTTTTGCAATGTTCTTTGCGTGCCTTGCCTTAAATGATGCTTGACGTGCCGTTGGCTTCTTGTCTCCAGTAACGCCCTGTTGACCAAAGCGAATAGTTTTAACCTTGTCGCCTTCTTTAGCCACAACAACGTGTGACTTCTTTGGATGATTTGGTGTGCGCTTAGGCTTGTTAAAGCCTGCTACTCCTGCTCGCTTTAGTCTTGGGTCCATTACTTCTTCTTCGCTTTCTTAACAGTCTTTTTCGTTTTTGACTTGCCTGCCTCAGAGAGAGCAATAGCAATAGCCTGCTTACGAGATTTAACAATAGGCGCCTTCTTTGGTCCTTTAGGATTAGCCCCTGCGTGTAAGGTTCCGCGCTTAAACTCGCCCATAACCTTTTCCACTTTTTTCTTCATTTACCGAAGTTCTTGTTTCTTGAACGTGATAAATCTGATGCCTTCTTTACCTCAGGGATAGTAAGTCCTGGGTACTTCTTAGCAATAGCAGCACGTGCTTGCGCCTCAGCCTGGGCTACACCCTTAGCGGATGTTTGGCGTTGGATTTCTTTAATTGCAGCAGCACCAGTTAATGGCTTAGGTTTAGGAGTTGGCATAATTACTTCTTCTTGCCCATCTTCTTCTTGACAGCCTTCTTAACAGCCTTCTTGCCCATCTTCATTTCCATCATTTTTTCTTTTTTAGATTCCATCTTTTCAGCCATCTTGTATGCTTTGTTTTTCATCATTATATTGCTCCCACTTCTTTCATTACTTCGACGGTTTGTTTGGTGATGTTTTTTGCAGTTGGCATAGTGTCAGCGTTGTAAGGTTTATTGAGAGCCTCACTAGCAGCGTATGCCTGTTGGATATGTTTGTGCGTTGTTCCTGCTGGTTGAATACCTTGTGCTCTTGCTTCCTTGTAGGCATTCAATTCTCCGACCCACTTCTTGTCCGATATATCTCGCTTGGCATCGCCAGTAGATAATTCAAGAAGTTGTATCTTGCAACCAAAGCAACCTTCTACGTACTCTGGGTGTGTCTGTATCTGATGTAATCCCATTTGTCCCTATACCTCTGTGAAGTTTGCCTCTGTGACACCAACACCACCAGCAATTAATGCTGCCTTTGTTGTATCGTCCACGTTGTAGTTTCTTCCACCACGATAGACTTGCTCAAAGGTTGGTAAGTCTGAGTCAAGGATGTATCGTTCCTGGGAGTAGACTCCGTTTTGCTTTACGATTGACACACCTACATCTAATTTATAGAAGTAAAATAGGCGTGCTCCACCAATAGGACCTTCTTGTACTGTTGGTGTTCTGAATAGCCAAGTAGCCATTAGTCCTCCTTAGTGAACTTACTCCGTGACAGGGAGTTTCCCCCCTGCCACAGCGTCAATTAACTACTAGAGAGCAGCGATTGATGAGCCTGTTTCCAAGCGGTAAAGTGCTTCTTCACGGTAGCGTGCAAAGCCGAGTACGCCGTACCAACCCATTGGGCGGAAACGCATCAACTTGTCAACGACTGGTCCGATAACAACGTGTGGCTCTTCAGCAACTGCCTGAGCAAGTGCTTGCTTTCCACATACGATTGTTGAGAATACGCGAGTTACTGGTGTAACTGTAACAACTGTTGTTGCTGTAACTGCTGCTGAGTTAGCAACGTCTACAGTGATTGTTGTTGTTGAGCCTGTTGTTGAAAGAGCAGTAATCTTTGCAGATGCGCCGATTCCTGTTCCTGCAATCTTATCGCCAACCTCAGCGCGTGCTGCAATTACAGAAGATGAAGCAACGCCGAATGTGAATGCGGCTGAAACTCCTGCAACTGTTACTGCTGTTGTTGTCAATGCTGTCTGGTCTGCACCAGTCTTAGCAGAGTACAAGCGTGGTGACTCTACAAAGAACGCGCCTTCGTATTGTCCAATTTCTCCTGCCCAGATGTTATCTGGTGATGAGTAATTGTGTGGGTCGCGCCATCCTGCTGCGCCTGTCTCTGCACGAAGGTCGTGTGAAACTTCTGGGTGGATACCTGTCCAGTATAGTGAACCCTTGCGGTATGCAGCCTTGTTTGAACGCAACTTAGCAACAGCCTTGCGGATGTCTGCTGAGTCTAGTGTAGCAGCAGCAGTAATTGTTGCTGTTGATGTAGCAGTTGAACCGCCGTAGATTACGTTGTCTCCACCGTTAAGTGTAGTCATTGCAACCTTATCGATTGAGTCTGCAAGGTTGAATGCAATTACGTTAGCAATTGCTGGGTCTACATCTGCGAGTGAGAATAGTTCCAAAGCGCGTGTTACAAGAACAGAGTTACCGTACT